GGTAGATATCAGTGTGACATGAACCGTCTCTTCACGGAGAATGGTTCCCCCCGACGGGCTTAGGCCCGGAACCCTACATATGGAGCAGGGACCCAACGACGCTTTATGGCAACTGCGCCGTAAAGTGCAGATCGCTCTAAATGAGAGTGATCCCTTTGAGCATCGAGCCCCTTAAGGGACTCTAGTCTCAGGAGACTCTTTTGAAGAGCGGCGTACCCGTCAATCACATCAGTGTGGTGGACTGACTCTGCTACCCAGCAGCGAACTTCCATCCGCTGGTAACGTCTATTGAAGCGCGATTGTTTAGGTCGAACTTCACCTGACTCGCTTAGGTGAGTACGTCCAAGCACAGGAGAATTCTCATATGTTGTGGGCAATTGCCCCAACAACCTCTCAACCTTGCGGAAGAGAAACTGGGAAGTCCTCCAGAAACCTTTTCTTTCGAACTGGTTACCGGTGGAAATCCATGAGAGTAACTCATGCACCTGCTGCCGATTATACGGTGGAGGAGTATTTACGTAAACGGGCCTTACGGCCTGTCCGTAATACGCATCCACACCGCAAGACTCTCTAAACCAACCGGTGTAGAAAGATTTCGCGGTATTAACCTTGCAGTTGTACTTATGCAGGTAATCGATAATCGTTGGTGTCGCATATACTGGAACGACAATGTCATCCCCGTATACGTAGACGTCTCGAGAAACGCTTTTGCAATTCTCGAAACTTACAGGAAGGTTGTGATACCTGAGAAGACCAATTACACAAATTGTGTAAAAGTACATGGCCTCAACAGGGAAACACAAAGCACTACCCATGGAAGCAAACTTCTTTAACGGACCAATTACGGTACCGTCTGGGAGTTCAGCTCTCGTGGAACGACATGCATCAATCGCCTCCATAATATCTGGATTTGATCGAAACATCTCCAACGCAAGATCTCGAGGTACTCGATCACTAGCATCAGAGAGGTCAATTGTTGCTAATTGCCCGTCGAAAGACGATTTCATCGCCAAACTTTGGTTCACAGATTGGTCACGGAAATTGATGTGACCGGCTGTCATCCAATATGACTCGATCGCACTATAAATTAGGCGTCGTAGTCCTTGTTGCGTGTATTGCATGCAGCAAGGTTCGATGGCGATTATCCTGGGCCCTTTGAGTGTTTTCGGAACTGGAGTAACCCTAACGGGTTGCTCTTCAGTTTCTGGAATGAACGAAACATTAAGGAGCTCCTCAGATTGGTCCGGTAATTCACCTGATGAAGGAGAATAACCAAAACCAAGAAGAGGGAAGTAAGGCTCCAAACGTTCATGCCAACGCCGCCAAACGTACTTCTGGTTACCCATAATGCGTTCGGCGGTATTGCCGGGACCGTGCCTAGGGACCAACATATCCAAGCGTAAACCGCCCATGATATTGTCCCAAAGCACACCTGATACAAGACGAAATTCGTCAAGATCGGCTTTCGGCAATGAGAACATCTCAAAGGAGTTCTCAATAGCGACGAAATTCTCCACAGCATTCCTGACTCGGTCTTCCGAGCAGGGCAGCTCTGTTTTCTTGAAGGCAAGGCAAATCTGCCGAATGCTATCAACGAAAACAGCTGAAAAAG